CTTCTTCTTTAGCAACTTGTGATGCTGTTTTATGTCCAGCAATCACTGCTAAATCTTTACCAGAGATACCATGTTCTTTACCAACTGCATCATAATCTTTTGGAGTAAATTCTTTATGACTTGAGTATCCTTTTTTGTCAGCGTGTATCATCATTGAGGTGTAGATATCTTTCATCTTGCCTTCATTGATTTCAACCTCTTCTGTTTTAACTAAAGTGATATCTTTTACCTTAGAATTTTTACTATCAGCGCCTGGACCAACATCTTCACGGCCAGCAGGAACTTTAAAACGACCACGAAGCATATCTACCGATCTTTCTCTCTTATCAGCACCGCCATTAATTTCTTTTACTTTATCAACAGATGGTGCCCAAGCAGGATTAGCTTCATAAATTGTTTCTTCTTTCATTTTTTTATCACCAGAATTTGGAACTGTGACATGCTTTTCAACAGAAGACAATTTATATTTACTATATGCATCAGACTTAGCTAAATCATGTGCTTGTGCAATTGCAGATTTATCGTCTTTTGCTGTAATAAGTGCCATACTTGTCCATTTACCTGATTTTGGATCAGCAAAATGAGCAGCGTGAGTCACGTTAGCTTCATCCAATTCAACTTCTTCATGTGTTTTAGTTAATTTATCAACAGCTAAGTCATGGCCTTTTTCTCTTTTCCATGCACCACTTTGATACTTTTTAGATAGACTAGACCATGTTTCTTTTTTTCTTGGATTTCTAGCTGTATTTGATTTAGCAAGAAAATCTCTAGCTACAGTTTGTTTGATACGAGCATCGTGAGCTGATCTCTTAGCATATGATGCTAAAGTTTTTGGATCCAATTCATCAAGTTGCTCTACTTCTTCACCTAAAGAACTGTCCTTAGCCTTTTTATTAAGTTTTTTCAATGCAGTAGATATACCAGCATGGCGTTTGTTATATGTAGCATATGCTTTATCACCTGCTGCTATATCTTTATCATCACCTGTATCATCATATTTTTTATAAGCTTTATTTGCAGCATTGTGACTCTTATCTAAACTAGAACCAGATTTCTTAATATATGATGTTAAAGTTTTTGGATCTAATTCAACAAGTTGCTCTTCTTCTTTCATGCAATCTTTTTTAACCATCTTTTTGATGAGTTTTTTATCTTCTTTTTCATCATCATGCTTTTCATCTTCTTCTTTCATAGCTTGTTTAGTAGCAGTAGCATACATGACATTTTTCCAATTTTTGCCATATTTTGATTTGAATTCAGCAGTTTTATCTTTCATAGACATGACAATCTTTTCTCTTTTTTTCATTTGAGCATCTGTCATTTCTTTTTCTTGCATATTCATATCTGTAAATGTTTCAGGTGCACCGGTTACAGGACCTTTGCCTTCTAACATTGATTTTAATTTAGAAGCAAATGTCATTTCTTCTTCAACTGAAGACTTTTGACCTTTATGCATTGTTACATTGTGATGTTGAACTTCTTTTTTAGCAATAGCTTTAACTTTAGAATAGTCACAATCTACTTTACCATCTTCTGATACTCTAACTGGATATTTTTTACCTTTGAATTCAAATTCTTTTTGACCAGCTTTATGAGCAGCATGTGCAGCCATGCGTAGACCAGATTCGTCCATTTCAGCTTCGTCTAATTTGACTTCTTCATCCATTTCGTCATCTTTTTGTTTAGCGCCTCCATAAGAATGGCCAGCAATTTTACGAGTAGCAGATGGAGAACTTCCTTTTTCAGCTTTGTCCATATCTTGTTTATCTCGTAATGCGTCTAGTTTCTTTTTACGAGCAATAGCCTCTGGATCAGGTTTAGATGGTTCAACTTTAGCCTCTCCTAATACTTGATTAACTGCATCAATCATTGATTGAGTAACTTTATCTTTTTGAAACATTTTTTATTTCTCCTTTATCTGCATTTCCACTTGCGTAATGCGAGTGCTTTTCTTGTTGGTTGTCCATTTGGTTTTTTCATTGGTCCAGGCATTCCACCCATTCTAGCACAGAATGATTTTCTGCGTTTAGCTGCTTTACTGCCCGGTTTTACTTTGCCTGTAACGGCCTTTTTTAATTTAGATCCTGGATTTTCTCTACGATAAGAAGCAATTCCTTTTGCATTTAAACCACCTGTAGGACTTTTACCTTCTTTTCTGCGCCAAGCGGCAGTTTCGTATAGTTCTTCATCTGAAACATCTTCAAGATTTTCCCAAAGAATATCTGGATCAATATTACTTTCTTCTGCGATGCCATCAACTACTTCTTCTAAAATATCAAACAATTCTTCAAGTTCTTCTGTTGTAGGCTTAACTTGTAATCTCTTAAATGCGTTATCAACACCTTTTTGTCTTTTTGGTTCTAATTTACCATACATATCAGGTTGATAGCCAATCTTTTTTAATTGGTCTGTTGTAACTTTATCCAAATATCTCTTAACTGTTTCTTTGTCTATTTCATTTACTTGTTCAACTTCTTCTTTGCGAACGGCTTTATAATGGTCAGCTCTTGATACTTTATCTGTATTACCTTGAAATCCAGCTTGTCTTTTTGACGACCTAATTGCACCAACTATTCTATTTTTAGCTTGTCTGCTATTGTCATATTTTGAAGTTACTGTATTTCCATCTCTTTCAGTATGTTTCTTTTCAACAGCGTCGTCATATTTTTTTAATGTATCACCAGATAATTCATCAATCTGTTCTACTTCTTCAGGTACACAGTTTGGTACTGTTCTACCATTCTTTTGTTTAGTACCAATTGCTGTATAACCTTTCCAACAAGCCTTTTTTAAGGCACCTGTAGGTTTCTTAACTTCGTCAAGATATTGTTTAAATTTTAACATCTTTTCCACCGTCTATTAAGTTATCGTCTTTTGCTTTATTGAAGTTCTTTTTGTTTTTACTCTTAATATAAGTACCAGTTGTTCTTGCTTTATCAAAGTAAGTATCTAAACCTTCTTTGTTTCCGGCACCACTCAATGTACCACCTACACCCATATCGGTTGTATGATGGTCAATAGCTTCTTTCTTAACGCTTTTTCTAAACTTATCAAAAGGTTTCTTTTCAGACAATGGATTAGGTTCTAATTTAGCACCTAACATTGCTGTACCATTTTGACTTGCGTTACTATACTGTCTATCTAATTCTCTATTTTCTTCGCTATAAGTTTGGTCGCCTAGACCAGCACCGAATGAACCACCTGCGGCTCCTTGTCCACCTGCTCGTGTATCCAATGTTGAACCGATTCCATCGGGTTTACCAACACGGCCACCTGGACCTAATGATTTATTACCTCTTTTTAACTTCTTGTTCTTATCATTATCATAATTAAAATTTGGTTCTTTTTGAGGTGGATTCCATTTTAATGTTGGTGCTGATTCATTATAAGCACCATGGAATGCACCGCCTGAAGTAGTTTGACCATTTGGATCTTTTCTAGGTAAAACATTACCTTTGATTTGGTCACCTTTTAGTGTATTATCACTTGTAACACTAAATCTACTACTAGAATTATCTCTTACTATATCAGCTGGACCTTTTGAATATGATTTACGATAGAATGGATTATATTTACCAACAGTTTTCATTTGAATATTCTTAGCACCTTGTTTTTCATTAAACAATTCGCTAACTTTTTCATTCAAATTAATATTTCTATCTAACCAATCAGTTGCAGCTTCATTAATTGCTTTAGCATCTAAAAATATCTTCGTTGATTGATAGATATCATTGATATCCTCTTCTTTTGTGTCAATATGACCTGTGTTATCAAAAGACACGAAGTTATTAAATGCTTCGGTGAAATATTTAGTATTTTCTTGTGATTTGGACCACTTATCTTGCCTAATAGATTCTGTCATCATTCTAGATAATAAAGTATTTCTTTCTTTAGATACTTCATTAGTGGTATCCACAAAAATCATCATGGTTTCATAACCAAGTTCTTCTAATTCTTCTTTGATATGATTAATCTTTTCTACATCATCAGCTGGTCCATTAATGATTAAAGGACCTCTTGTTCTTACAGATTCAAATCTTGGATTCATAGATTTCATAGCGAGTCTATGTTTATCATTAAGAATATCTGTTATTTGTGTAAAGTTTAATTCAGTAATTTTTGATTCAGCGATAGCTTCACGAATAACAATATCTTTACCAGAACCTGGACCACCAGTAACAAAAATAGCTTTGAACATACCTCTATCGTGTTGTTCATTTAGTCCCATACCTCTACGCACATCTTTCATCAATTCTTTTGCATGGTCATCTGACACATGAGACGGTACACCTTGACGGAATGATGATAAGTTATTGTGTTTAGCATGGTCTCTCATTTTTGTTCCAGACATGCCTTCTGCACCTTCTGAATCTGGATCACGATGACCAGCAGACCTAACTTCTATCTTTTTGAAGTTATAGTGTCCGTGTTGGCCTTCTTTGCCGTTATATTTGTGTAATAAATCATGATACTCTTTAACTCTATCTGAACCTGCAACCATAATTAAATGGTCATGTCCTTGAGCATATAGTTTAGCAGCATGATGTAATATTGTTGGATGGTCTTTTGATGATGTTTCAAAATTCGTACCCGGTGAATATCTCTTTAAGTGTTTGAGTTTTTGTTGACCAGATAATGGATTTCTTTTTGAATCTTGTGTATGAGTAACAATAACTTTATGTTTAGCTTTATTTTTATCTGCTACTTCACGAACTTTATCGATAAGTTTTAAATGACCAGTAGTAGGAGGATTCATACGGCCAAATCCTACCACCACAGGATTATGTGTGCCTTCTTTTTCTTCTACTATTTGTAAAAATGATTTCATTTTCTAACTTTTAAAAGATTTGCTTTACTAAACTCTGCTCTATTAACTAACTTTGTTGGTTCACCTGCATGATGAATAACAAATCCTTCTGGATCTGTTCTCTTATTATCTATGTGATGTTCCAAACCACCTTCATGTTGATTTAATGTATTAACTAATACATCTTTTGCTTGTTGTAAATGATGGTGCATTTTCAACAAATTATCATAATGTTCTTTATTATTGTCTATATGTTCTGCATGAGTATTGGCTTCTCTTTCTTTACGACCTGGTGCAGCTGGTGTTTTTAATTTGCCAATTTCTTTATTATACTTACTTAATACATGTTTTTTAAATCCTTCAGCAGATGGAGTCTCTCCTGTTCTAACTGTATGATTTATATATGTTGCTAAATGTCCGCCATCTCCAGAGTGAATCTGTGTAGCCTTATACATTGTGCCTTTATGTTCATCATGTATCTTTTTAGCAGCTGCTAAATGTTCTTTAAATTTTTCTTGGTCTGATTCTGAATAATGGGCTTGTTTTGTATCATGATTAGCTGATTTATGCCACACATCTGGATGTTGTGCAAAGTTATGTAAGTCTGGATGCGGATCAGCTTTCATTGAAGCGATATCTTTTCCATGATATTGTGTATGGACAATAACTCCTACTTTTGCTTTTCTAACTTTATCAGCATCTTCACCTTTAGCAGTATAGGTAATTGTGTTTGGTGTAAAAGAAACTCCTTTTTTAGTTTCTTGTTTATCGCCATGACCAAACATCATATCACCTTGGTAGACACCAGATTTAGGTGCTACTTTTTTAAGATGATTTAGAGCGTCATGGAGTTTATCCATAAGACCTGGTGCGTGACCATGATTTTTTTCTATATCTTTATGGGTATAATTTAATTTAGGTGTTTTATTGAATGCTGATTTAGATGCTACAAAGAATTTACCTGTTTGTGGATGGTGTCCAAAAACAATAGATGGTGAACCATCGTATTTCATTGTAAGAGCAGAACTATGTGTACCAGATTTAATGTGTTCGTGTGCTTGATGAAGTGCATTATAAGTGTGTGTAAAACCTTTTGCTCCATGCATTAATGGTCTGTCTTCAGCATGATTAATATGCTTAAGTTTGCCTTCGGCAGGCTCGGATTCTTCTTTTAAAAACTTTAAAAACGATTGCATTAAATTCTTTCTGGTTGCAACACACTATGGCTGCTAAAAAATCGTATTGCTTATTTATATAACTTTGAGCTTTTTGCTTTTGGAACCTTACAATTATTGGCTCCGATACATAGCGTTAAAATTGTTGGCTTTTTTATCGCCATTTAGTACCTTCAAAGTCTAGCCAATATGTTCTTAATTCACCTTTGCCTTTCAAGGCATAGAATGGTGTGGTATGTAATAAACCTCGACTAGAATAGTAATATATCAGGTCTTTAGGGCTTCTGTCAAGAGCGCCTGCAAAATGAGATGTTCCGGTATCGCCTCCGATGAATACTTCGGCATCCATAATGTGTTCAATATTTGCCATAAAATCTGTTGAATATTCCCAGCCTTTATAGTAAAAACTCAATTCTTCTTTACAACAAATTAGTTTCTCATAATCATCATATTCTGAACCTGCATATAATGTTACAATGAAATCCATTAGACCTGTTGGCCAATTTCTATAGGTGTTGTATGGTGCATCAAATAAAGGAAAAACAACAATCTTCTTTTTCATTTCTTTATTATTTGGTATCTTAACCAAGTCACCAGATAAATCTCTATAATCCCATAGATTAACTCGTTGCCATGGAAGATTCTGCTCACCTGGTGTTTCCGTAAAGTAGTTGCATTGTTTTAATAGAAATTTATAAAAATCTTTTGTATATTTTGTATCAGAGATAGCAGAGTCAGTTAAATGAAATTGAACCATAGGATCATTTTGGACTCTTCGTAAATGTTCAACAACATTACATACTCCAATTAAATCACCGTTTCTTAATGGCCCACCAAAAACACCATGATTAATGTTATAAATCACAATAAACTCTCCA